CCTTTACTTCTGACTATCTCAAGACCATGTTTAATAAAGTCCCAATTAGCCCTAAGTTGTTCTTTAGGAATATAATGTAAAATCATCCTACTATTATATAACGATAAACCTTATTCGTTCCTGTATTTGCAGGGTGTGATATAGTAGCTTGACCTTGTGACTGTGCGCTAATATAAGGTTCTGTAAATAAGTTAGTTGTGTATGAATTAGCACTTAAATACTGAATAGTAACAATAGCACTAGGTGTTGCTGGTCTAGTAGGTGTGCTTTGTGCTGCTAAATGTTCTACTGTGACTACTGTAGAGCTTGTAGCCCATGCTAAACTTACATAGTCATCTTTAGCTAATTCTATGTTAAAGTTTAATGCAGCAATAAGATGACCTTTAACGCTACCATGTTTACTATCTATAGAAAATTTACTATTAGAACCTGCTACGTCTGAACCATTTTTTCTTAACCATATATCTACATCTTGAACTTGTGAGTCATCATTAGCAAGTTGAATACTAAACTGAACATTATAAAGACCAGAATAGTCTACTTTTATCTTATAACCATCTACTAAACTTGTTCCTAAATTATAGTCTGTAGTATTAAGACTAATGTTTGCTGTAGCAGTAGTAGTAGCTATACTTTGGTCTGTAGTGTCCTGAAAAGCACCGTATGGAAAGTATGTACTAGCTGCTGTTTGTGTTTTAGGCTCTAGCCCAATATAAGAATTATAACCTATACGTTCATCATAAATGGTAGTAGAACTAGCACCACCAGCTACTAAAGTAATATCACCTGTATTGTTAGACTTACCTTCTACAAGGTTATTTACAATTTCAGCTACACTTCTAGGGTCACCACCTGTCCAAGGCAGTTTACGGTACATATCACGAGCCATTATCTCGTTCCTTGTTCAGAGTAATCTATATCCATACCTATTGCAGATGACCAGTTAGCACCGGTAGGCGTTAAACTTATTCTATGATAACGACCTGAGCTTCTGACCGAACATCTATCTTCTTGTGTTGCAGATACAGATGAGCCATAAGTAATAGTGTCATCTAACATTCTACGACTTGCAACTTGCACGTTAGCAGAACCATTGTCTACAGATGGTCTAATAAGAGTGATGACTGAGTTATAGCCATATTCTAAGTCGTTAGTAATAATGTTTCCTGTAGCGTATGTGCCTGTGAAAGTAATAATTCTAGTATCACGAACACCACCAAATAAGAACTTACCACCTTTATAAAGTCTGTCGTCTAGTGTAGTTACGAGTGTATCAGATGTTTTTAAAGCTGCTGCTGAGGCTGCCATATCTATCGCTACACCATTTCCTGTGCCTACACCTGTAGCTGTAAATAATACGCCTACAGTATTAGCAACTGCACCGATAAGTGTAAAGTCTGTAGTGCCTACTGTTCTGATAGTATAAGACTTGCCTATTGTAAATGAACCTGCTGATATATTATATGCAGAGTCAAGACCATCTAATGTTGCACCTGGTGTTGCGAGTGTAGATAAATAGTCTACATCTGTATCAGCTTCACACCATTTTTGTGTTTCAAAGTTATAGATAAGTAGTGAACGACCACCAGATACGTTAGCATAATTCCAAATAACTAGGTTACGTTCAGGGTCTACTGCTGCTGAAATAGAGTCTATATCACCAATGTTAGCGTTGTTAAAAAAGTATCTATCTACCTTTTCTGCACCAATACCAGTTAGTGTTTGACCATTGGTAGCATAGAAACCATCATCTGATAAGAAGTAAGCTGTGCCAGAATACTGTGCAATAGAGTTACCTTCTATACAACCTACGTTACGAGATATAGTGTCAAATTGGAAGAATAATGGTGAGCCAATATATGACATACGCACAATGGCTTTTTCTAGGAATACAATACCAAATTCACCACCTACGATACCGGTAATGTCACCACCGTCAGGAATAATTTGATAGTCTGACTGTGATGTAGCTGTGGCAGTCCATACTGTAGCGTCATTAATACCTGACCATTGCACCTTGTTAGGTGTTGTTCCTGCACCAATATTAGCTGCGACTACAAAGTCACGAACTGCTGTAATGTATTTAGCGATAGGTGCATCTGAACTTACATCTGCAAATGCTGTAGAACTGTTTACGTCAAACGCTTGTATCTTTTCAGAGCCATTAGAAGCTAGTGCAAGACTACCAAATTGTAAGAATTGCCATCTATTTGTGCCTGTATATCCACCTGCTTTAGACTCGTCTGTAAGGGATAAGTTATCGTTATCTACTTTAAATAGTTTACTAGCTCCACCAGCAAAGATAAATACGTCATTGTCTAGTTTAGCAGCAAAACAGTTATTCAAGTCTTCTGAAGCTGCACCTGAAAATGTTACTGCTGACTTAAACGGACCATAACCTACTGCTAGAGGAATAACATTATTAGCTTCTGATACAGAGTCTAATATGCTAGGTTGGTCTGGTAACCATTCTTTAAATGCTATACGTTGTGTAGGCATATTAGCTCTTCATAATATAACAGAGTGCGTAGTAAGGAGGTAAGTTAGCATTAGTGCCACTTGAACCTGTTGTAGAGTTAGAAACTGTAATGCCTGTAACTGATGAACCAGTAGTTGAACCACCATTTCCATTTGGATATGTTCTACCACCACCACCTTGACCATCACCAACAGTATTAACACCTGTTACTCCTGTACTATGAGTATGTCCTGAGTCTGTGACTGTTGCTGTATGGGTATGAGATACTACAATAGCGTCTGCACTACCACCAGTAGCACCTACAGCATAAGTAGATGTAGCACCTACTACGAAACGGTTGCGTAAGTCTGGAGTTCCATTAGAGCCATCACATAATAACCATCCAGTAGGAATAGTAGCTGAAGAACCTGACCATAGCATTATCATACCAGCTACAAACGCATTACCCCATGTAGGTGTATTACTACCACCTGCTGATAACAATACTTGACCACTAGCACCAGCAGTTCCGTCTAGTCTAAATGCACCTGTAATGTCTACTGTGCCTGAAGATACTAATGTCCCTGCAACTGTAAATGGGTCACCACTAGAGCCTGTTTGTTGGTCTTTTAGTAATGCCATTAAGCTACGAATAGAGTTGTTTAAGTTAGCTGGTGAACAACCTTCAGCAATATTGATATTGGTAATATCGGTATTATCTGCTGCTGTTGAGCTAAATTCTGAAATTTTTGTTTTTGCCATTTGGTTTCCTTAATTAACTAGCCCTGACGAAGCCATATATCTGATGATGGTGAAATTGTTGTCCATGTATCTGAACTTGGAGATGTTGTAGTCCATGTATCTGAACTTGGTGTGACAGGTGTCCAACCTTCACCTTGTATAATTCCGTTTGCTGTAACTGTAGCGATAGGTGTGATAGATGCACTTGCACCTGTAACAATACCACCTAGACAGTAGACAGTAGCATTAGCGACTATACTACCTGAACCACTTACTTCATAACCTGCTAAACATGATACAGTTGTTGTGCCTGTAATGCTTCCAGAGTCGGTTCTAATGCGTAGATAATTAAGCTCTACTGTGCCATTAGCAGTAATACTTGCTGAACCTGCAATTTCAAACGAACCTATCGCAGTTACAGTAGCGTTACCTGTAATAGAACCTGCACTATCTCTTATGCGTAAGTAAACAGCACTTATATTAGCAGTTCCGTTTATAGAACCACTATCTAACCTTATTCTTGTTGCACTACCTGTAACAGTAGCGTCTGCTGTAATTGCAGCACTAAATGGTTTTATCGCATTAGCATTAGCAGTAACGGTAGCGTCTGCATCTATTTGAGCAGAGGCTAATACTATGCCACCAATCTTACCTAGTGTACTAAAAGAGGTTTCAGCAAATGAAGTTATACCAAACATTACTTACCCCTTTTATTTAATTAACTTATATATGTCTTCTAAAGACTCTTGAACGACCCATGATTGTTGTGTAATAGAGTAGATATTTGTAGATGTTTCATCATCATTTTCTACTTCAAACATAGTCATAATATGTTCAGTATTAATTAATAATGGCTTACCTTTAAACTCTTCTGCGTTATTGGTAAGTTTAATTATCATTAACTACATCCCATGCTAATGTTTCTTCATTCCATGTATATCTTTTATCGTCTGTAGGATAGTCTACAGGTGCTTTCCATTGGCAAGTATCTTCATCTAATAACCATGAGTTATATGGTTTAGGAGGAATAAAAGCATCACGACCTTCGTCATAAGTATATCCAATACCAGCATAATTCTTACGAATGTTGCTGTTATAAGATGTTTGTTTCCATGTTCCACCTAATAGGTTAGAGCAAAAAGCAATACCTTTTTCTTCTGACTCTTGACCTTGTTCATCAAGAATGTCTTGGTTAGATACTACTATTACTTGTTGCACTATATTATTTTTTAATTTTGCAAAATGAGCCAAAATATTATTCCTTATTAAGCTGGAGCTAAACTACCAGAGCTATTAAATGTATGTATTTGTTTGCCACCAGAAGTTGTGATTGTACCACCTGTGAATAAAGCTGTAGCAGATGTGTAAGATATGATGACTATGCCTGAACCGCCAGCACCTGATTGTGTACTATCAGTACCACCACCACCACCGCCACCTAAATTAGCAGTACCAGCAACGCCAGCAGTTGAACTTCCAAATGAACCACCTGCACCTCCACCACCAGAACCTCCAGAACCTACTGTACCAGATGTGGAATAACTAGCACCACCACCACCACCTGCATAAGTTACACTAGAACCTGATATGGATGATGCAGTTCCATTACCGCCATTACCACCTACTGATGATGTTCCAGTTGCTCCTACAGCTGATGCTCCACCACCGCCACCTGCACCATAAGCAGGTGAAGCTTCAGTACCTGCACCACCATTATTTCCTTCTCCAGATGTTCCTGTACCAGCAGTTCCTGTGCCAGCGTAAGTAGCTGCACCGCCACCTGAACCTCCATTAGCACCATTTCTTAAATCTGGTGAATTTGTACCTGAACCGCCACCACCGCCGCCAGTAGACGTAACTGTTGTAATACCTGTTCCACTAATGGATGAATTAGAGCCAGATGCAGATGAACCACGAGTATTATTTGGACCACCAGCACCTACTGTTACTGTATATGTGGTAAGAGTAGATAATGTAAATGTAGATGTTTTATATCCACCAGCACCACCACCGCCGCCACGACCAGTTGTAGAGCCATTTTTACCACCGCCACCACCTCCTGCTACTACAAGATAGTCAGCAGATACTGTAGTAATAGCAACTTTAGACGCAATAAACATTTGCATTATTCCACTCATTATGAAATGTTTCCTGAAATAACACAAACTGTTGAACTAATAAATAATATAGTGGCTACACCTCTTGTTGCTAAAGTTACAGACGCTTTATCTGCATCTGTACCTGCTATATACGCTGTAGTAATTGTACAAGTAATTGTTATATTTCCTGATGTATTATTAAATATTGAAATAGCGTCACCTTCAGCAAATGTTGCATCTGGTATGGTAATAGAACCACCAGAACCTACTTGAACATATTTACCTACATCTGCTGTAGCTAATGTATATGAACCTGTTTTAGTTCCAACTGGTGGAACATTTAAAAATCCTAAAGTAGATGTTGCGTTAGGCAAAGTATATGTTGTTGTGCCAGCTACTGCTTGAGTATTTAATGTAGAAGTTCCGCTAGTTGAGCCAGATAACTTTAAATTACCTGAATTAAATGTTTGATTAGCAGTAAAAGTAGTAGCTGTTCCTGGTGCTACATAGTCTGTGCCTGCTGTAGCTGCTGTAAGACCAGTAGAGCCATCACCTTTTTGAAGTGCTGTGCTAGAAGTTAAGCCAATGATAGTATCACCTGACTGTAATTCTTGTATACTTGTGCCATTTAGCACTAATCCATAACGAGTTGCCATAATTATCCTTAACTTACTGTAACATTAATTGTTGAGCCACTTCTGTTTAATACAGGTAAATAACCATTAGCTAAAGCAACATCAGCAGTAGTAGCATCTCTTTTATAAACTGATAGTTTTGTAGGTAAATTACCTAAATAAATTGCTTTTTCAGCAGGGTAAGTTACAAAGACATCTTTTGTACCTGCACTAAAATTAACTGCACTTCCACTATTGCTAGACTCTAGGATAGTGTCACGAGATAAAGTAGTGCCTGAAGATGTGTATGTTCCAATACCTACTTCCCACTCATTCGTATTGGCTAATTGGATAGTATAAAACGTAGTATTACCATCACCAATAACAGAGAATGACTGAAAGCCTGTAGCAGCACCACCTAGTGTAACTGTGCCTGTGCCTTGTGTCGTAGTGGTTTCTCTTACCCTATCTTTAACGACTAGAGCCATGATTTATTCCTATAAAGTGGTTGATTTAACATTATGAGAACCACAGTTACAACAAACAAATACTTGATGTTTCCCATGTTTCCCATGCCTTAATTGTAAATTTTCTATTCTATTATCTTGCGTGTTGCCATTAATATGATGGACTGTTTCGTTTCTTGTTAAAGGTCTTTTAAGATGCTCTGCCATTACTAATCTATGTTCCATTACATATCCATTAGATATTGCCATAGATGAATAAGGATTATCTTTTGTTATAGATACAAATACATATCCATTTCTAATATGTTTACCACCAATCCAAGCATGGTGCTTTTCACCTCTTCTAACCCCACATTCAATACCATTAAATTGTAATAATCTTGATATTACTTTTTGTGAAGTATGTAGTTGTGATGCTATTTTTTCTTGACTTAATCCACCATTATATAAATCAATAATTTGTTTAGTAAACTCTTCGTCAAATAGTTTATGCTTATTTCCTTGTTTTCTGCGTTCTACTTTGTGACCTTTAAGAACGTTTCTTATAGTTACAAAATTAACATTAAACAATTTACCTACAGCTTCTAAACTTAAACCTTCTTTATATTTATCTACAACCTTTAATTCATCATCATAAGATAATTTGCAATTATGATGTCTTTTACCTTGATACATAACGGACTCCTCATTATAAAGTTTCCGTTATTATATCATACATTACGAAAGTGTGACACTCAAATTGCCTGAAGCTATCTTAAAAATATCGCCAGAGTCAATTTGTTTAGATGTATCTAATGCTGTATGGTATAAGAGGTTACCAGATGTTAAAGCATCATTAATACCAATCCAACCTACTGTTCCCCATGAACCTGTTGCTGTTGGGAAAGTAACGTCAGCATTATTTGTAGTTACACCGTTAGCTGGTGCGCCAAATGTGACTGCTGTTCTAGCGTATGAACCACCTGATACTTCTGTTCCACTACCTGCGTCTGTAGGGTCTGAAGTCCATAGTGATACATATACTGTTGCGACTGATGTATATGTTGTGTTGCGTAGAGTAGCATTGATTAATGCGTTCTCTAAAAAGTTACTCATTTCTGCCATGATTTTTCCTTTATCTTGGTGTTACGCTTAATGTTGTGTATGGATATGTTGCACCTAAATCACTCTTCTTAATATTTGCAATTGCTCTATCGTAAAGTGCAGACCATGTAGCTATCCTTGCGTCATTCATAAGGTATGGTTCTGCCTCTGCTAGAGTTGCGTAAAGTAGAGCATCTGGGTAGTATGCTAAGAACAAATTACTCGCTGTTGTGCTAGAGATAAATGTTGGTTGAGCATAATATAAAATTTGAACTGTGTAGCTTGTATCAGGACCTGGTGCAAACTTAAACTCTGTGCCTAACATAGTAAAGTAATGTGGTCTTCCTGATAATGTTGTTTGACCATCTCTAAAGAATAAGTCAGGTGACTGAAACTCTAGTAATACAGGTGGGTTACCTAACATATGTATTTCTCTGACTTCTAAAAAGTCTGTAGGAAAGCCTACTGTGCTATCTGTAGTGTCAGCAGTTGCAACCTTTAACATTCTTTCTGTTCTTAAATCACGACTCATTCTGAATTGTGCCATCTGAATGAAGTCAGGTATCTGTGATGTTAAGTCTGTTCGTGCTAGGTAGTTTTCTACCGTAGTTACAAACGAGGTATAGTTAGTAAACGCCATCTAATTGTCCTTTTAGTCTATCCCAGCACTTGTCCATCTCATCTTTATGCCATTCACTAGCAGCTAATGAGCTTAACCATGCTGTTCTATCAAAATGTGTTAAGTTTTCTATGTCTTTTATGTTATTGGATACAGGTATTGCTGGGCTATATGGTGAACCTATGACAGGAACGCCACGAATAAGAGCTTCTACGTCTGCTACACTACCAAAACTCACGATAACATGAGCTTTTTCTAGTGCTTTCTTAAAGTCACCTTCACCTTTACGCTTAATGACTATCTTTCTCTCTGTATATTTTCTAATTTCTTCTACAGTTCTGTCTAACCAGTTAGAAGTTTGGTAAACATAAGCTATTTTTTCAGGTGGTGGTAAGATAACTACGTTTTCACCACTACGATACTCGTGAACTTTAGGTATTTTTCTATCAGACTCTCGCCAATCTGTGCAATGGTAGTTATTTACACAGAACCTAGCCCAAGATAAGTCCATTTCTCTATGAAAATAGCCATGGTCTATCAGAATATAGGGTATTTTACGTTCTCTACAAGCTATTTGTATCTTGTCAGCACCATGTAAATTACCGACTACGACTGGAATTGACTTACCATCCCATTCCTTTGTTAAAATGCCCTTACAATGCGTTTGTAAGCGTTTTAAGACATTATCTCTGCGTTCTATGCCACTCAGTATTAACTGCATCTAAAACCTGTTCTACGCTTATTGCTTTGCTTTTTAGAAGGCAATGTTGACATACGCCACTATAAGTCCCACATGGCTCTGAATCGTCATGTATATTTCTATGGGTGTCATATCCTAAATGCCTCGGTGAAGTAAAACCTGTCCATATTACAACGGATGGTATGCCTAATGCTGCTGCTGCATGATGTAAACCACCATCTGTTCCTACAAATAACTTTGCTTTGCTTAATATCTGTAATGCGTTTCTAAAGGTTGGTGTTTCTACCCACTTTGTTTTCTTTTCAGTAGTGACATCACCTAATTGTGTCCATGGTAAGTCATGTTTAAATAACTCTTCCCAACCATGCCATGCTTTATTAACTGTGTGTGCGTATAGTTTTTTAACGTTAGGTTCTACGACTATGTAGTTACCTCGTATATCATCTATGACTTTTTGTTCTTCGTGACTAAAGTATATCTCGCCTACTTTTGGTTTATAGTCATCATTGAATAATAACCGACCATTCTTAGTGCCTTTGAGATAGGGTCTGTGACCTTGATAGTTTTTAACCCATACGACATCTGTATCTGAATTACTAGCCATTCTAGGATTATTAGCAAATACGTCATTATTAAATGACATTCTTACACCATCACCTAGTTTTACTTTCTTACCGGTTCTTTCGTTAGCTTCTTTAGCATCACCTGATGCCATTAACCAATCACCAAGTCCCATTTAACTGTTTAGCTACCTTATTGATAACTTCTTTCCATGTATCATCATCTTGGTATATTAATCTCATGTGACGATACCAAGGCATACTAGCTTGTGCATAACGCCATTGATGCCATTTAGGAACTAGACACCATGTCTTAACACCCATAGCTGCTGCACAATGTTGAGCAGTAGTATTCACTCCTATGACCATATCACATTCAGCTATGAGTGCTGCTGTATCATCATAGTCTTTTGCGTTAGTTGCAAAATCAAAGTATTTAACACCATCTAATTTGCGTTCTACGCTATAATCTAAACTGACTATCACATAGTCTTTAAGCTTTAGTAATGGCTCTATATCTTCTTGTGTAAGAATACGACCACTAGCGTTAGTATGTTTAATACCACCTTTAGTCGTAAGACCTATAACTTTTTTACCCCATGAGTCAAATAAGCCACGCCACATAGTGCGTCTTTCAGGGTCAGCTTTTAAATATGGTGTGCCAGGAAAGTCTTTATTAGTATGTCTAAAGAACTCAGGTAATCCACCTATAGCACATCTGTAATCAAACTTTTTATCTGCTAACCATTCAGGACTATCTTCTTTACGAGTGCCATGCACTTCTGCTTCAGGAAAGCTACGTCTGTATAATCCTTCTAGTCTTGGGTCACAATCTATGTAGACTTTTTGACTTGCCTTGATAGCGTCAGGAATACAGCTACCATAGAATATCTCATCACCTAAACCTTGTTCGCCATAGATAATAAGTGTTTTGTCTTTAGTGCCATCCCATCTTACTTCGTCACCATATACCCATTCTTTTCTAAACTTACCACCTAATGACTTACCCCAATACTTCCAACCGTTATCCCATTCACCTTTAGCTAGATAGCTATGTGCTAGGTTTAGTTGACCATGTATATCGTCAGGGTTACATTCTAAAGCCATCTTACAGGCTTTCTCTGCATCATCCCATTTAGATGTTTGGACTAATGTTGCTGCTGCATTAGAGTATGCTAATGCGTATGTAGGGTCTAATTCTGCTGACTTTAAGAAATACTTTAGAGCATCTTCATACATATTTAGTTCATGTGCTGCACGACCTAAAGATGTCCATATAGCTTTATTGCCTGGCATCTCTTGTAATGCTCTACGGAAGAACTGATATGCAAATGCAGGCTTATCGCCTTGTAACCAGATATAACCTAGAAAGTTTAGTGTAGCAGCGTCATTAGGATATTCTTCTAATACAGAATATATAAGTGGTAATGCTTGGTCATACTGTTCCTTGTTGATAAGGTCATGTATGGCTAACTGTATATTTCTTATTTCGTCTTTATTCAATTATTTAGCGTTCTTCCAAGCGTATTTAAAACGTTGCCACCAAGATAGTTTATCTACGTTATCATCACAGAAGTTCTTTAGGGCTACATCTATACCAGCTTGCATAAGAACTTTACGACCTTCTTCATTCGTATCTACGTCTATGTGCCATGTATCGCCATCTTCTCTGACACTTAATACTTTTAATTTAGCTTTAGCCATTCTTTGTAGTGAGCTTTAGATATGGATAGTTTGTGTTTATTTCTTTTATGAGTTCTTTAGTTTGGTTAGGGTTATATATGTCTATACCCTTTTGCTTTAACTGCATTTCCACTACAGGTGGAATACTAGCAAAGTGCGCCCATTCTTCTTTAACACCTTTATCCCATGTTTCAGGGTTATCTCTTGCTTGTTTAATCTTGTCTAACATACCACTCAAGTCTTGAGTAGAGGTTAGGTAATATGTATCTTTAGCTGGGTCATAGTCAAAATACTGACTTACACCTGTTACGCTATTGTGGTCAAATAATATTGGCATATAAAAATACAACAGAGGGAGAATTAACTCCCTCCATTATATCATAACTAATTACTAAGCACCTACGTTTTGAACTTTAGCGTGTGCATCTGGGTTTTGAACCACTAATGCGTATTCTGCTGTGAGTAACCATTTTGTGCTGTCACCAGTTTTAGCTAGTTCTTCTTTAGCCATTGGGCGTAGAGAAGCTAAGCCAACATAACCTGGGTCAACGCATAAAACAGCTGCATCACGCATGAAACGGTCAAGTTTAACTGTGTGGTTACCGAAGTCAGAAACGTAAACGTCTGCTGCACCAGTAATTGTAGCTTGTGTTGTACCTTGAACGTTGTTGAACTTAGTAGCAATACCAGCAAAGCCAGAGAAACGTGCTTTGTTAGTTGCTGACATAAGGATTAATGATGGTTCGCCACCATCTGTCCATGCTAATTGTAATGCTGATTTTAAGTCTGCTTCAATGAATGTTACAGCTGTACCATCTGTTGGTGATGCTACTGTGCCATTTACGAAGCCAGGTGTTGTACCTGCTGTAGAGCCTGTTGCTAATACTCGGTTAGTAATCCAAGACTCAATACCTGCTGTTGAACGAGCTGTTGCTGGTCCACCTGCTGAAGAAGCTTGGTTACGTACGATTGCATATTCCATGTCACGTTTAAGTTCTTTACCAGCTTTCATAAGTTGGTAAGCAACTTCAGACTTACGACCATACTTACGTACTACGTCATATGTGTTAGAAATTTGAACTGTCTTACGTGAGATTTGTGTGTAATTACCTAATACTGTTGTAGCAGGTAATGTTGCGAATGAAGCGTCATCACCTTCAACAGATGTATTAGTACCTGCTGCTGCAAGTGCGTCTGTTTGCCATTGATGGTATGTTTGACCTGCTGACATTCTTTTTGCTAATGAAAGCAATGGTGTATCTTCTGGAGAGATATCAAAGATAATATCTTCGAATGACTCCGCTATACCTTTACCGGTATAACTATTGGTTGCTGAAACTGCCATGATATTTTTTTCCTTTGTAAATTAAAGCATGTTTTCGATAAGTTTTGCAGCCATATCTGATTTGCCTGTCTTACGTAATTGCTCACGTAATTGACGTGCATTAGAATTGGCTTCCGCTTTGGTATCTTTAGCTCCAGGCTTCACAACTGGTTTTGCGCTTGATACCTTTTTCTTTACAGTAGAATTTTGTTGTAATTTGCGCCATTGCATAGCGTCATGCAATACCTTCACGTGACGAGGGTCAACAATTGCGTTGAGTTCTGCATCTGAAAAGCCATACTCTTTGCCAGTAG